AATATTAAATCGACCATACCTTCGCTTATTGTAATATCGCCACAACTAGCTGAGTCGTATTCAAACGACTCATAAATTGCCAAATATTTCGGATCTGTTGGTATTCCACCTACTAAGTTAGCCACGAAAAGATTAAAAAGATCAACTCCTAGCAATTTAATAAGATATATTCTTTCATATCTATCAACGTAGTCGTTAATTTTATCCTGTTCGTACATTCCTGAATGTAAAGAAAATTTACCCTCAAAGTCCAAATATGTAATATTCAATAAACTCATAACAGTTATTAAAAAGCCCCTTACTTTTTAGTAGGGGCTTTCTTTTTTTTCGGTGTTTTCTTTTTTGCTTTTTTTGGCTCTTCGATAGCGTTTTCAATTACTAACTTTGAAGCCTTTTTTTTCTTTTTACCTTTACAATCTTCACAATCCTCACAGTCGCCCTCTTTACAAGGTTTCTCATCTACTAAAATAGCGATACCGTTAGTTAAAAAATGACTTGCCACATTGTCAGCAACAACGTACTCTTTATGCTTTCTAAACTCGCCAAATTGATTGATAAATTTTAATTTTTTCGCCATGATTTTTGTTTTAAATTGTTATTAAGGTGCTGTTATTAAGCCTAAGTTTGTAGCGATATCGTCGCATTTCATAAATGCGTCTCGATCTACTCCCGCTACGTGAAATTGCAACCTTTCAACCGCTTTAATCGTAACAATTTCATGCTCAAAATTATCGTTATTTTCGTAAGCCATTTCTAGCGTAGCCCCTTGACGGTCTAAAATTGCCCCTTTGCTAGAGTCAAATACGTATAAAGTATTCGGTGCAATAATAGGCGAAGTAACTATTCTCATTCCGTTAAGAACTGCGTCCCCTGACATTACAAAGTTAGGTAACAAGTAATCTCCGTCAGCGTTCTTTTGGTGCATGAATTTAACCCAATCGTTATAGTTCATTACGATAGTGTCAGCATTCCAAGAATTTTCTTGACCGAAAGTATAAATTTGTGCTTTCATCGCCCCCGTTAATTCTGCCAAAGTTGCCGAAGTAAAAGCCCCCGTATAAGGTGCAAGAACGTTAGCGGGATCAAATATTGACGAAATATTATCGATACTTTCGATATCGCCCGTACCCAACATAATTTCGCTTTCTTCTTTTAACTTAATAGACTCATTTACTAATTGGTCGATTTCTGAAGCCACAAACGAGTAATCTTCAATCATGTCGATACAAACGTCCACAAAGTCGCGGATCTTAGCAATTTGAACAACTTTATTTATCCATGTTTTCTTAGTTGTCGAAGTAGAAGTAGCACAAGCAATAACCACACTCGCGTCCCTTGTTACTGTTTCCTCTTCTCTATACTTTACGTATTCAGTATTTACAGCAACACGTCTAAAAAGATCAACTATTCTAACCGCACGAACGGGCTTACGATTTGTACCCTCTAAAAATTGAGCATAATCATTTCCTTTGTCTATATCTGACGGGTTTTGAACCGCCTTAGTTTCTAAAGCAATAACCCCTGATTTATTCGCAATCATGTTTTTAATAGAACTAGCTTTCTCCTTAATTACGTCAGATAGCGTAACTTTTTTTGTTTCAATTTCTTTGCTAGTTTCTTTTAACCCCGTAACCGCTGTTTCAAGTTCAACAAATTTCGCTTTTAATTCAACCGTTTGGTCGTTTTCTGCGATACTCTTAATAGCTGTTAACTCTTCTTTGAGTTCAGCCAATTCCGTTTTTGAAACTAGACCTTCCGTTTTTTCGCTGATCTTATTTTCAAAATTTTTTACCACCTCTTCAGGTGTTAAGTTTTCCGTTTTTTCCACGTTTTTAAATTTTAATTATTTATTAATTTATTTAACTTTTGCCAATCAAAAGTCGGCTTTACGTCGATTTGCTTAATAGTTTCCGTTTTGGCGTTTACGTTATCCATTATTGCAAAGTCGATTAACCGAGCATTTAAGTATTTTAATTTCATTTCTAGTTCATAAAGACGTTCGTCTGTGCCTCGTCCGTTAATTAGAGCCTTTGTAACGACGTCAATCTGTCCCGTAATATCTTTTATCCGATCTATTTTTTTAATACCCTTAGAAACGCCTAAAACTCCCGTAAACTCATTTGCCCCAAAAGTAACAGCCGAACCCTCAAAAAGTTTTACCTCGTTTACTAAAAAATATCCTTTCTCTTTTTTCTCTTCGTCCTCAATCCATTCAATACCCTCTTCGACATATTGGAAACCTATCGAATGTTCGTTAATAATTCCTTCGTCGTAATCTCTTAATGCGTCCTCGCCTTTTGTTGATGTCCCTAATTGACCGACAGCAAATAAACCGTTTTTGTCCTCTTCTATTCTAGTAAATTTACCGATTTGGTGTTGCCAATCGTGATGTCGTAAGAAAGCAATTTTGCGATTTGAGTTAGTCCCCGATCCTCTAGTATCTATTGACTTTTGAAAAGCCCCTTTTACTATCATGTCATTATCTGAGTCAATAACGTCAAATTTTGATAGGTAAACAGCGACCTCGCGTTTTGATAAGTCAAGATCTTTTAGTATATTTTCAGTCGATTTTACCGAGTATTTATTAATTCCTTTGTTCATATAACGAAATTTACCCCAAATTTACGTAATTTTACGACGAAAATGTAATTTTATAAAAAAATTTTTTAAATATGAGTAGTTTTTGGACGGACGTTTTTGGTTTTTCTAGTGGTAAAACAGACAAATTTATGGAATATATTAACCAAAGATCGTCCAATTTTTGGGGCAATAGCGACGCTGTTTGGGTTGATACTAACAAACCGTATGATCTTTACATAAAAATTCCTGAATTAAGAACTATAATTAATAAAAGGGCTTTAATGATTAGTTCAGCTATTCCAAAATTAATCGACGAAACAGGCAACACCGTCGACTCGCATAGTTGGGTTTATGACTTAATCGCAAAGCCTAACCCTACTCAAAGTTGGGCTGACGTTATGTATTCCCTAGCTGTAAACGACGGACTTTTTAACAACTCTTTTGCATACTGTCCCGAAAGATCCTTCGATATTAGAAATTTAATTTTACCTCTACCGTCCAACAAAGTAAAAATTGCGGGAACAGGAAAACTTTTAGACCAAATTGACGTCGAAGGGCTTATTAAGAATTTTGAATTTTGGTACGACAACCAAAACCACGAAATTATAGAGGTTAAAGACATGGTTTATCTAAATACCCCTGACGGAATTAATCTTATTAACCCCGTTAACCGTATTGACACGCTTAAATATCCTTTGACTAACATAATGAGTCAGTACAGCAAAAGAAATGTTTTACTAGAAAATATCGGGGCTATTGGTATTTTATCTAGTCGTAAATCGGATCTAGGGGGATCGCTACCAATGGACGCAGAAGAACGAGAAGAGATCCAACGAGATTGGCTAAAAAGACAAAAGGACAAATTAGTAATTACCGAAGCCGATGTACAATGGACGCCAATGTCGTTCCCTACAAAAGATTTAATGTTGTTTGAAGAGTTAACCGAAGATAAAATGGCAATTATTGACGCTTACGGATTGTCTTATTATCTGTTTTCTCAGTCTAAAGGGGCTACGTTTTCAAATGTTAAGGAGGGTATGAAAATGACTTACCAAGATACTATTATCCCCGAAACCGAACAAATGTACGCAACCCTAAGCCACCAACTAGGGTTAACGGACGAGGGGCTTTTATTAGTTCCTGATTTTTCTCACGTTGCTGTATTACAAGACGACAAAAATATCGAAGCAAGTGCTATGAATTTAAGGGCTGACGCAGTTAATAAGATCATAACAGCGGGAGTCGAATTATCTGACGAAGAGAAAAGATCGTTACTAGGATTGTCCTAAACATCGTTTTTAAGACATTTAAGCCAATTACAAAACTTTTATAGATACTTATATCAATTAATAAATTAAGTGCCTTTAAAAGGCTTAAATTTATATTTTAATATTATAAGAGTTTTGCAAAAATTTAATTGCTTTTATTTTATTTGAGTCCCTAAAGAGTTCTCGCCCCTGAGAATAAAAGAAAAAAGCATTTCCCGCATAATGTCCCGTTATTGATCCAAATTTAGTATGTTCAATAATTGACTCTTTAATGTCTTTAAGCCTTTCGATATCGCTTTCAGCCCATTGTTTAGATATTTTATTTATTTCCTGTAAAGTCATGTTTTCTATTTTTTAGTTTTACAATAGTTGTTTATAAATGGGGGAATTTCACCCCCTTGTTTGTTATTTATTTAACTGAAATAACATCTTCGTGGTCTACTCCTACGTACTGAGTTCCTGAACCTATTGAGTTTACATTATATGAAACTCTATCGCTGTACTTTCTAGTTACAACTTCCTTAACTTTTTTAGTGTAAATTGTTCCTTCGTAGTTAAAAGTAATTTTTTGCCCTTCTTTAATTTCTTGATTTTTCATAATAATTTGTTTTTGTTTGTTTCTTTGTTGGTACAAATATAGATAAATTTAATTTATAGTTCCTAATCTTTTTACAATTATTTTCGATTTATTTTTAAAAAGCCCTATTTCATTGACGTTTCAGGACGA